CAGCACAATCTGCGGCAGGTCAAGCGGCTACGGAAGCGGCCACTCAAAAGGTTTTGGCAGATCAGGCAACAAAAGAGATTGTGGCTAAAGAAGCTGCAAAGGGCGGTATCTTTGGCAGCGGAATTACCGGCGGAGACATTTTCTTAGGCTCTTCTTTGTTGGGCATAGCAGGTGTGGGTGATGAAGAGGACATCACAGATGACGGTCCTCGTGAACTTGAATCTCGTCCAGATTACAAAGGCACACCAATAGCAGGGTTGTTTAAGGATCCAGTCACTGACATGTCATATGACACGGCAGAGGAGCTTGAAGAGGCTATCAAGCAACGTAAAGAACGGTCCATGGCTATGGCTACCGGCGGCATCATATCCTTAATGAACGGCGGTTTGATCGAAGGACCGGGCACCGGTACATCGGACAGCATCAAGGCAGGCATCTATCAGAATGGCAAAAAGGTTCAGGAGGCCAGACTCTCGGACGAAGAGTTTGTCATGACTAAAAACGCTGTTAAAGGCGCGGGTAACGGAGACACAAAGCTAGGCGCAAAACGGATGTACGCCATGATGGACAACTTTGAGAGGATGGCATAATGGCTGAAACAGTCCGCACCGAACAGTTACAGGTATTACCGGAGTATCAGGAAACCTTCCTGAAAGACTTGCTTGCCAGCACCTCCACGATGGCGAATCAGCCAACCACGATTCCTGCATATCAAGTAGCTGGCATGACGCCGGCACAACAACAAGCCATACAGCTTGGGGTATCTGGCATCGGCGCGTACCAGCCTATGATGCAAGCCGGCGCCGCGACTCTTGGTCAGGGTGTAGCGGCACTGCAACCTGGTGCTTTTCAGCAATATATGTCCCCATACACGGATCAGGTTATTGATCAGAGTCTTGCAGATCTACAGCGTCAAGCAGACATGGAGCGTCAGCGTATCGGTTCAGCGGCGGTGCAAGCTGGAGCATTTGGCGGATCTCGTCAGGCCATTGCAGAGCAAGAACTACAACGCAACACAGCAGACGCCTTTGCTAGGCAGTCGGCACAGCTTCGCTCTCAGGCTTTTGAGTCAGCGCAAGATCGAGCACAGCAGGGGGCAGAACTGTTTGGCAAGCTAGGACTGCAACAGGCTGCTATGGGCGAATCAGCACAAGGGGCACAGCAACGAGACATCGGCATCTTGTCTCAGCTTGGTGGTCAGGAACAGCAGCAACAGCAAGCAGAACTTGAGGCACAACGCGCCACGAGCCTTGAGCGGCAGTTTGAGCCATACCAGCGTATCGGCTTTATGTCTGACATCTTCCGTGGCGTGCCTACCACAACCAGTACGTTGACCAGTCGCACGGCTCCGTCACCTAGCACCTTGTCTCAGGTTGCTGGTCTCGGTATTGGAATCGCCGGCCTCGGTCAGTCGGGACTGTTTGGCGGAGATAGTTTCTTCGGCAACATGTTAGGGGCACCGAAATAATGAGCGTTTTTAATCGCAAGATGTTTAGACCTCGTAACGCTCGTAACGCTTTGAATCGGTCAGCGGGTATACCGAACGTGCAGAAGTTTCACGCTGGTGGACCTGTGGGTCATACGCATAATTCGCGTCCAAATAGATCTGGCGGTATTTTTAACCTGCCTATGTTTAATTCTCCTAGTTTCAATGCGTTTGCTAAACAACCAACCAGTCTACGAGGTCTTCTAGGTCCGGAAGGTCGGCGCTTGGCTGGTATTCCTGAATCTGGTGCAGCTACTGGACAGACCACCACCACAATGGGCAACATGGCAGGTCAGCCAGATAGACTCTCAGGTTTGACGATTGATGATATTTTGTCGGGTGCATCTAGGATGGATCAAAGATTTGATCAACGTATTGCAGATGCAGCGGCGCAGGTTCCTCCGATACAGCCAGGGCCACCAACCTCTGGTGTAACTGGCACGGCTACGAATCCTGACGGCAGTCGCGCAATTCCTGATCCATCGGCTCCTGGATTCTCTGCTCCAAGGCAATCGCCGAGCGAACAGACGCAGGCTTCAGATCGCCGGTTAATAGATAAAGCGCGTCAAATAGGAGCGGCACAAGAAGCTGGTGCTTTTGACTTTTCTGAGTTTTATGATGATCAAGGTCAATTACGCGATCAACCTAGTCGCTCGATTCCTGATCCTGACTATGATCCTAACGCAGGAAGTGGCGTGACAGGGACCGGAATTAGACCCGATGGTGATGGGTTGATTCCTGATCCAGACGCAGGCGTCAAGGACTCTGGCGTAACAACAGGTGTTGTAGCGGAGGGAGAAGATCCAAGCCTGTCACAGCAAACGGATCCTGCCGGTGCAACGGCGGCGGCAGTGGCAGAAACTGTAGAGAAAATTGATCCCGACAGCACAACTCTTGAAGAAGGTAAAGGTGCACAGAGTTATATTACTGGTTTAGTTGAGGGCTTAGTTGACAAAGGTGATCAAGACGGTGCTTCAGATGCTTTGTTGACAGCGTTTGGACAACTAGATCCTGATGACACAGGCAAGCTGACTACTGACCAGCGTTTAGCAAAGATGAAAGAAACCATTAGCAAGTTCTTTGGTCGAGATCTTGAAGCAGAAAAAAGTGTGGATGGCATGAATCTAGCCATGCTTGGTTTCTTGATCGCCGCTGGTGACAGCCCTAACGCTCTTAAAAACATTGCTCAAGGAAGCGTTCAAGGCATCAAAGAGATCAAGAAGACAAAACAAGCACGAATGGCTCGTGAGGACAAACTCAACGGTCTTGTTGTCTCTACCGTCCTTGGTCGAGAAGACAAAGAGTCAGATCAGGCTTTCCGTGAACGGCTTCAGTTCAACTCTCAAAAACACGACCTCAACAAGTTCTCTTTGCAAGACGCCTCTGTCATGAAACGCTTTGCGGCTGACTTGAGCTTTAAAGGTTGGGCGAAAGATACAGATGTTGCACTATCCTTGAATCTAAAAAACAAAGACATCGATATGGTCAACGCAAAGATGAAGAATGCGATGAATATGCAGATTGATCGTTTAGCTTCAAACGAAAAAATTGCAGCAGCCGGAAACTCCTCCAGAGAAGCCATTGCTGAAGCAAATAGAGATTCAGCAGAAATTCGCACAGTCATAGGAAATATGGAAAAAGGGTGGGGAGTCGCGTTACTTGACGGCAAGAACAGAGGTTTTGAGGGTGATAAACTCATCGACTATGTGGTTGAAAATGGTAATAAGTTTGCGGCTGAATCCTTGCTCACAGGTCCAGACAGCCTGAAACGTGCTACCACCACGCTTATTCCTACGATCATGAAAGAACAAGACATGACTTACGATCAAGCGTCAAATTCTTTGTACAATAATCCAGCCTTCCAATCACAGCACGCAAAAGATATTGAGGCGTTAAACATCCCGTTGGTTGCTATAACTGATGATGATGGCCCTACGGGTCAGAAACTCGTGGTGGGATCCTTAATCAGTGAAAACACTGGCAACCCTGTAAGATCTCGCAATGTCATTAAAGGAGGTAAATTCTACCTAGAGGTTCAAAGTGACGGAAGCCTCGTGCGATATAAAAAACGAGGCGGCGGTTTAGATGACATAAAAGTAGACGCAGACGGGCAACCTCTGCCCGGGCAGGAATAGTAGGGTATGGGACGTTTTAATTTTGGAGGATCAGGCTCTGACGCAGAGTACGAGGCACGCAGAAGCAAGGGTATTCAAGATGACCCTGCTGATGAGGGTGTGCTCATCGAAGCAACAGAAGGTGTGCTCTCCGGTCTAATCGGTATTGGAGAGGGTGTCGCGGAACTCGGCGCCATTGGCATAGATTACTTTGCAGACACCGATTATGCCTCAGACGTTACAGAGGGGGCTGATGCTCTCCGGCGCGGCTTTGGTAAAGTGCCAGGTCTTAGCGCGGTGTTTGGCGAAGGGGGTCTAGATCCTACTGGAATCGTAGGCACCGGTGCAGAGGTAATCACACAATTTGCGGTTCCAGGTTTGGGTGCAGCTTCCGCTATATCTAAAGGAAGCAGGATTGCTAGAGCAGTTGGCGCAGCAAGTAAAAGCGGCAATTTTGTCCGTCGCAGGTTAGCCAAAGGGACAGACCTTGGAAGAAAACAAGAACTTGCCAGACTAGGACGCACTACGGCGCTTACAAAGTCTGAGCGTTTGGCTTTGGGTGCTCAACAAGTTACTGCTGCCGGTTTGGCTGATGCCATTGTGGCTACTGATGGCACAACCACCATCGCAGATTTTTTTGAAGGCGGTCCCACGCAGACAGATCAACAGGTTGGTTTGAGCGGTAGCGAAGAAGCCACAAGACGTTTGTTCAATAAATTTAAGATTGGTATCGAAGGTGCAGGAGCCACGGTTGTGGCACCCGTTGTCGTTGGGGCCGCTGCCAAAGGACTTGGAAAAACGGCTCAAGTTGTTGGTGCAGACAAGGCAGCAAGCTATGGTGCACAGAAGATCCTAGAGGGCAGCGCCAAGGTTAAAGATGTTCTTGATGACCTCGAGTATCAAAGGTTGATAAAAGGAAGAGACTTTGCCGAAGAAGCAGAGGGCATCATTGGGACTGGTGTAGGCAAACTTAAAAATGCTGTGCCCGATACATTGAAGGTTCTTCGTTACAGAGGTGCATTACCGTCTGACATTGGTGAAGCTCGGTCCTTGATCACTGCTAGTGTGCAAGGAGAGTTGAAAACCGCCACGGCTAGATTGGGTAGGATTGAAGAAGGTCTTGATAAAGCGATTAAGGATCCTGGCGTCAACACGGGTGATTTAGCAAAGCAAGACTACTTCAACCGCATTGAAGAGTTTCTTACATCTCCATCACCGCAAAGAAAAAAGGAAGCACTGGAGTCTCTTCCTAAGTCTGTTCGTGATGACGTTGTTGGTATGCGTACTCAAATTGATGACTTGAGTAATGACATCATGAATAGCGATTTCATAAGGAACTTTGAAGGCAAGGTAGTTGGTGGTGAAGACGTAGCGGATGTAATACGTCAAAGCATTAACAAGAACTTGAACTCTTATATGCGCCGTAAGTATCGTATTTTTGAGGATGCAAAGTACAAGCCTGATCAAGATACAATAGACGCCGGTATTGCAGGGTTTAAGACAAATAAAAGACACACTGAAAGTGAATTACAGATGATTCGTGACACTGGTGAGAAGAGTGCGGATGAACTGGGTCTTGATTCTAAGGGTCGGATTGTAGGAGAGGTTACAGACGACCAAGCAAAGCTAGCTGTCGATAACTTTTTAAGTAGGCACAATGTTGCCAATAAAGGTAAAGGTCCAAAACTCACGGGTCGAGTTGCAGAGGAAAGACTTAAAACTGGCATGTTTCTAAAACGTGACCGGCTAAAAGAATTTCAAAAACGATTGCTTGGTGAGATCAAAGATCCTGAAGAAAACTTTATTAGCACCATAGCAGACCTTGCAGAGTTCAAAGCCACCGATGAGTTCTTTGGTAAGATCAGAAACGAAGCAGCTACAAACAACACTTTAGGTGAAATATTCAGACGCACAGAAGATATGACTGACGCGCAGAAAACAGCACTTAAAAACAAAGGGTATGTTATTTTAGGGGATCAAGGTAAACAATCAAAAAAAATTAAAACTGCCGAAGACTTTGCTGAACAACAAGGCAAGTCTGGTTGGGGATCATTGCAAGGATATGCAGTGCCCGAAGCAGTATACAATCAATTAACAAAAAGCGTCGAAGGCGGTAGCCTGGATTTTCTTCGGCCAACCTATGGCATGATGTTAAAGCTAAAAGGCATGAGTCAGTATTCAAAGACTGTCTTGTCTCCAATCACACAGATCAGAAACTTTACCACAGCCGCATTGTTCGCCACGGCTCAAGGCAACGTGGGTCGAGGTGCTAATCTTGGAGAGTCTGTATCTCTTGTGATGAAAGATATATTTACCAAGCCAAGCGATGAGATTGCTACAGAGCTTGGAGAACTTCAACGTCTGGGGATCATTGGCACACAGGCCGAGCTTCGGGAGATTCAAGACCTGATTCGCATAGGCGCCGCCAAAAGAGGTCCATCGGAAACGGTTGTTGAAGGTGCAGAAATAGATGCACGACTTCAAAGTGGCTTGATGAAAAAACTTAAAAACAACTACGTTGCAAAGAAGACTGGAGCGTTGAATCAGAAACTCCAGGATCTTTACAAAGGTAGTGATGACGTTTGGAAAATTTACAATTTTAAGTTTGAGCAAAACAAACTACAGAATGCGCTGCGTGGATCGTCTCTTGACGATCAATATCGTGTACTGACTGGTCGTGCTGCACCTGAAGGCACACAATTAAACAAGCAGGTTATAGACAACTTGATTAGGGAAGAGTCTGCGCGAATTGTAAGAAACAATGTGCCTAACTACAACCTTGCACCCGATGCAATTAAAGTGCTGCGTAAGATGCCGATTGGTAACTTCATAACTTTCCCGTATGAAATTATGAGAACAGGCACAAATACCATTACCAGGGGTATCAAAGAACTTGCTTCTGAGAATGCTGAGATACAAAAGATTGGTATGCGCCGTCTGACGGGGGCCTTGACCACTTATGGCGGTGCACCAATTGCACTGACTGAATTTGCTTATACGGTGAGTGGTGTCAGCGAAGAAGAGATGGAAGCGTTTAGACGGTCCGCCGCTCCAGAATGGGAGCGTAACTCACGTTTGATACCAGTTGGCAGAAACGAAGATGGCAACATTGAATACATCAACTACAGCTTTTCCAACCCGTATGACTATCTGACACGCTTTGCTGTAGGGGCAATGAATGCTTTTGACACATCGCAACGTACCGGAGAGTCTTTGACCACCGGACTTCGCAAAGCTGTGGTTGAAGCAGCGTCTGAACTAGCATCACCCTTTACAGATCCGTCTATGATTGCGGAGGCTTTGATCGATGTTTTGCCGGACGAAGTAAGTGGTGGTCTTGGTCGTAGTGGAAAAAGAATTTCTGGTGCTCGAGTCTACAATCCAGAAGAAGATGGAACTACACAATTCCTCAAAGGAACCGCTCATGTTATGAATGCTCTCATCCCGAGCGCGATTCCCATGGATATTCGTGGGGGCGTTCCCGAGCCAAGTCGTTTCTTGCGGGGCGTAGCATCCGGTATTGGAGGAGAGGAAGGCTTCCTTGGCATCTCTCCCAAAGATCGTTATGGGCGTGAACGCACACTTAGAGAAGAAGTGACTCGCGCTGTCAGTGGTGTCACAGTGCAAGAAGTAGAACCAGAAAGATCTCTGGAGTACAAAGGGTTTGAGTTTCGCGAGGCGCGTCAGGATGCAGCCGGCATCTTTAACTCTATTGCTCGAAGAGAGAATGTAAATTCTGAAGATCTGATGAACGCCTACATTAAAGCAGACAAGGCTCGATATCGAGTCTTTAATGAGTTTAGTCAGACAGTTAGAGACATGGAAGCCTTGGGCATGAGCACAAGGGACATAAAAAAGACTCTTAAAGATGCAGGGGTTGGAGGTGTTGACTCCTTGATCTCTGGGCGATATGAGCCATTCGAGGTTAGTAAAACAATTCGCAAAGAGATGCGTAGTAATAATACTCTGGACCTGCTGCCGCGTGAAGAGATGCGTGCCTATTATGAGACTCAATTAAACAAAGGTTTTGGAGATCTTGATGATGAGAGCATGGGCGCTTCTTCAACAGGAGGAGGTGGACGGTTTAACTTTGGGTCTGTTGCTCCATCCGTAACTGCTCCGGCTGCACCCGCACCAACAACAGCGGTTGCCTCTGCCCCGACACCGGCTCCGCAAGTATCACCGCCTGCTGCTGTTGCTAGCGCAGGACAAGTATCACCAATTCTTCTGGGCAATAGCTTGGCTACACAGCAGCTTGCTGCCCAGCTTGGGAGGACTCCCGTATGAACAAAAATCAACTTCGTGAAGAGCTTGCAGAGGACGAAGGCTGCAAATTTGAAATCTACCTAGATCACCTTGGCCTGCCTACCTGCGGGATTGGACACCTCGTGGTAGAGAACGATCCAGAATACGGCCAGCCTGTCGGTACGCCCGTAGATGAAGAGCGCGTGCGCCAGGTTTTCAATCTAGACATTGCGTCTACCTTAGACGAGTGCCAGGTTTTGTACCCAGACTTTGACGACCTACCCGAGGAATGCCAGTTAATCATCGCTAATATGATGTTTAATATGGGCCGGCCTCGACTATCCAAGTTCAAGGGCATGAAGGCCGGCGTCGATGCGCGTGATTGGAATCGCGCAGCCGACGAAATGGTCGATTCCAGGTGGTATGATCAGGTAACTAACCGCGCCAAGCGTTTGGTCAAGCGGATGCGTGAAATCTCAACTGACTGAAATCATTAAATAAAAATATCGATTCTCGTGGACTTCGTTAACGATGACCGTGTCCTAGTACCTCGAGGTCGCTGAGAATCGATGTTTAGGTGACTTCTTCTTGGTCCGCTGTCTGGTGATACATTAAATAGAATGTTCCGCACTCTGGGCACGACAGATTTGATACGATCTCGTGATCGTCTCCAGGTTCCGTGTCATGGTCCCCGCCCCATATCACATCGTTTCCACACAAGAAACATTTTGGTGTCATCCGACTTCTCCCCAATTGTTGCCCAACTCCTGATCGACCTTGCTCGGCACCTTGAGTTCCGTGCTTGTCTCCATGATCTCCGTGATTCTTGACGCTTGCTCCTCGGACTCTACGTTGAAGCAAAGCTCGTCATGCACCGTAAGCAGTGGCACCAAACCTTCCTTGTAACACTCTGCCATAGCGACCTTGGTTTGATCTGCTGCCGAACCTTGGATCAATCTGTTGAGTGCCTTGTAGGTAAATGCCCTACGGATGCTCATGCCGTATTCTTTCTCGGCCTCCTCGCGCTTCATAGGCTTGTTGTACCCGAATGTCTTTGGCTCCCACATGTCGAACCGGCACAGGCGCCCTGACATCGTGCGAATCTGACCATGCTTGCCGGCCTGATTTGACACCAGATCCGCTAGTCCTTTTACGAAAGGAACCTTAACATGGTAGTTGTTCAGAAGATTCGTGGCCTCGTCGGTGCTGATGTCTAGAGTGTTAGCGAGTTTAGCTTTGCCCATGCCATACATGATACCCAGATTCACGGTCTTGGCTTGCTTGCGATTGATGTCAGCCATGTCTGCCACCATCTGATGGAAGTCGGGATTGCCAGTTTGATATTCCTCGACCAGTCCATCGACCAACGGATGCCGCATTCTGTCACTCAGGCTTGCACAATAGTGCACCAGAAGCCTTGGCTCTTGACTCGAGTAGTCGAAGCTGCCCCACTTGCATCCCTCGTCCGGTATGAACAGACCACGAATCATGGCCTTGATCTCTGGATCTCGTGCCGGAATCTGCTGTAGGTTTGGATTGCTTGATGAGAAACGCCCTGTGACTGTCCCGCCATCGTCAGTGCGGAGTTGGTGGAACTCACAATGTATCCGACCCTTGTGTGAGAACTTGAGGATGTTATCGATAAATGTATTGCTGGCCTTGTCTAATTCGCGGAGTCTTAAAACTTTAGCCGCAGCTTCATGCGGACAGGCTTGCAAAAACGCTTTGGTAAAGGACGGTTGACCGTTGGTCTCTGTCTTTTTGTAGTACAATCCGTAATGATCGAAGACCTTTGCCACGCTAGTAGCAACCCAAGGTTCGATGTTTACTCCGGTGTCATGCTTGATAGCTTGTGTCAGTTCCTTCTTTGAGGCGATCAATTTTTTCTTAGCCACCTCGGCCTTGCTGATATCTACCTTGACGCCCCTCTCCCTCATGTCCAGCAGCACTGGAATCAAAGAGGTCTCTAGGTTGAACACATCCATGAGGCTCTGCTTCTCGAGATCCACACGCATCATGTTCCACAGCTTCAGTGTTAACTCGGCATCCTTCTCGGCATACGCCCCCACAAACCGTGAGTTCAGACGCCACATCTCGCCCTTTGGATCGAACCCGTGGTCTGCCGCAGCGGCGCGTAGAGTCTTCTCGTCCTTGCGCTCGTTCAGATAGTCGCGCGCCAGATTGTTGAGGCTGTAGCTGAACCGGTTCTCGTTGAGTAGCGGCGCGGCTACCATGGTGTCGATAATCGTGCCTTGGATCTTGACCCCTGCCCACCGCAGCCAACCAGAATCATAGGTGGCGTTGTGCATAATCTTGGGGATGTCGGGCGTAGCAAGCTGGTCGGCCAACCACTTCATGACCTTGTTTTGCGGGATGTTACCCCCGCCCTCATGAGCTATAGGGTAGTAACCTACGAAATCGCCGGCAGCGATAGCCACACCTACAATAAACCCATCACCTCGCGCCCAGCCTGGACCTAGTGTCATCAGGTTTGGATCGCTAGTCTCGAGGTCAATTGCCATGTACTCGCTGTTCCGCAAATCAGGAAACTCAGAAGGAGGAAGCCAATCCTTCTCGATGGTGTCCAGATCCATGCGATGTAGAAAGCTGATCTGACTACTTTCCTTTGCCATCTATCTCTCCTCCGAGGCTGGCGTATCCAGCGATATCCACCCACGAATCCTGATGCGTTGGCGTCACAATCAGTCTAGCAAGTTTTAGCGCCGTAAGACACTGATAAACTTGAGAAACCGATACGTCCTGCTTGAGAATCACAGACCAGAGTTGCGCTACGCGCTCATGGTTCTCGTATGCGTCACCATAATCCTCGGCTCTTGGCCCATTGACCAAGTCCTTGGCGGTATCAAGTAGCTTGTCACGTTTCATTTTTGCTCCTCCTCACGAGTGCCCCAGTAGTCCTCGCCATAGTGATGAACAATCTCTTCGCCTGCGGCAATGTCTTTAAGAGCAACAAAATCTACAAATCTATTATCAGTTTCAGATATCTGCCATTCGGCGTTTGGATCTGATCCGTGATTGTAGATCATCCCAGCGCCTAGTACGCAGTAGTAGTCCTCATCATTGTCTGGGCTTTGAAAAATATAATCATCAAGGCGACTGTTCTTTTTGATATCGTCATTGTCTATGACAACGTAAAAGCAGGACTCGATGACCTCATCTTTTGAAATGTTGCGCTCGGCAAAAACACCAACGCCCTCAATACTTGAATCCTTAACCTTTATCATATCACATACCTATATTTACACTCAGGATCCACGATATGCAGGTTGTGCTTCGTGCGGGTGATGCCTGTATAAAACACGCGGTGCTCGTCATCCTGTTCTGGGTTTTTAACTGCGGGATAGCAGGACTCTGTGAGAAGCATGATGTTGTCATCCTCCCCACCCTTCATACGATGGATAGTTGATACTGTAAGTCGCGGCTTAAAAGACCCACGGCGTATGATTGCTGACAAATACAAACGATCATCCTTGGATACGTTACAAACATCCTTTGCATCAGCAGTCTTTGCTGCAAGCAAACCATGATCGCGCCGCAGATCCGCGTACTTGAATACAGATTGCGGGTCCACCGTATCGAAACTCTTGATCGATCCACGCTTTACCACGGCCCTTGGCCCTTGCTTCGGGACTTGTTTGTAAAGGCTTCTTGCCTCCTCGATACTTATAGCCTGGCCCTCTGTCAGACGTTTCCATATAGCCATGGCATGAATCAGTTCCTCACTAAAACTTAACTTGTCATACATCTTGAACAAGTGGCCGTCTTCGCGAAGCTGGTTGGCTATCTTACTTGCTATCAAGTTTGTCCGGCCCATGATTGTCCATGACCCCTCGTCAATATCTACGTCATACCAATTGCTGTGCCAGTGGATCTCACCTTCCCGGTCCATAGGCTTCCATAGCTTTGGCTGACGGTAATGAATCCGCTTTACGATCTGATTCGCCAGAGTAAACACCTGCTTTGGAACCCGATAACTTTGATCAAGAACCCGGTGGCTGTCACAGGCATTCATAAAGTGACTGACCTCGACCCCATTCCAGCGATGAATACACTGATCATCGTCTCCGGCGTAGTAGACTCGAGCCGCGTGCTGTTTGAGGATCTTGACCTGTTCCCACTGCAATGGCGTCAGATCTTGTGCTTCGTCAACAATCAATACATCGAGCGTGGGCGCCGTGCCTTGGCGCACAAACTGCGTAACCATGTCTGTATAGTCGTGGCGCATGTTCTCCTTCTTGTAGGCCCTGTAAGCGCGATTAACGTGCTCTACGTTCTCCCAATGCAGGCTGTAGTCAGCGCGGTCATTGAACTCATCCTCGAGCGTCACACAGCGCATTGCAGAACGAGCAATGATCTCCAGATACTTGTTGCCCTCTTTGTTGGACAG